GATTTTCACATGGACGGGATGCATGACCGGAGCCACCAGAGGACTAACACGGCACAGCAGAGAAGTCGCTTGTTGGATTGTGTCACCGGGCAGAACCTCAGTTAGACCAATGGGAACAAGCTCCCCCATATCACAGGAAAGGAGCTTGTAGTTTGAAAGAGAGAATTTAGAGCGTTTCATAATGAAGCTTTCTTTTTCCAGATTTTGGATTTACCTTCAAGTTGACGAATGACTACTTTTTCGCGGTTGCGTTTCGTAGCCTCATATTGCGGATATGCCGATGGATCAGGGCACACAGATTGCAGCTCCCGGAGTTGAATTTCCCGGAGCTGAAGTTCCCGATCTTTTTGATTAAAGCCTGTTTCCTCACGTAATTTACTCCTTAGATATTTACCAAGAGGAAGAGTTTTACGACCTTCTTTTAAGAACAGAGGTACATCAAGATTCTGTGACAAATAACGAGCACCAATAGAATCGTTAAGAGAGGCAGCAATAGCAGGGATGGCACCGGCTCCAATACCGGGACGGTTGGACATACGAGCGAACTCAGGATATCTACCGCCTAAACGTGGATCACACTCCTTCGTCATTTTCTTTGTAACGTACCCACACAGATACTGCGCCGAATCGAGGGTAAGAGTCCCGAGGACGCGCTTGACAGGGTTGTCAACCGCACCATGGGGCCAGCAGCCCTGAACAAGCTCCCACTCAAGGTGGGATATCCCAAAGAGCGCAAGATGGTAATGTGGTCTGAATGTTTCCTCACCATACTCCCCGACGCCATAAAAGCGAATGAGTCTCGGATAGACCCTTTTTCGCAATAGCTTAAGGAAAAGTTCGAGGTGGCGCGGAACGAGCGTACCGCCCTCGGGTAAGTGTGCATTGTCATAAGTAAGCGTCACAAACGAATTGAACTCATGTAACCGACTTTCAAGCATAAGACGGTGGGTCATTACCCGTCGTCGATTAAGACGACAGGGTAAACACTGACCACAACCATGTCCTTGAAATGGATTTTTGCACAGCACATCAGAACCGGTAACCGATCCGACGTTTGAGAGAACGGCCACGGTACGAAGAACGACGGCCACGAGAATAAGAACGACGACGCATGATTAACTCCTTTTGAAATAACGGGTAACCGACCCGTCAGCGGTTTTTCACTGGAGACCAAGATTGTTTAAGTCTTGACCATTCCCAGTGGTAGCCTGCAGGAAGAATATCGGAAGAAGGTTTGTTGAAACCGCTCCAAGCCTTATCAGCTGCGCGAAGGCCAGTAAGAGCAGGGCCAAGAATATGCCCAGCAGCGCCCATTCCCTCCAAGCTTTCAGATAGCTGTGAATTTGGCAACTCGATAGACGTAGAAGGCGTAACGTTATATCGCTTAAATCCGGGTGTATCACCGGCTTCGACACCGCGGTCTTTTGGATGGGCAGAGATTGATTTGGAAGGGACGGCTTCGACGACACCGGGAGTGGAAGAACGGAAGCCAGCGGGGGAGACGACTGTGGAAGGGGAGTTTCCGGGGGAGGGGAAAGAGGGAGTTCCGGGTTGTCCCATGAGGGCGGCCCATTCGTTTTGAACTTGCCCCTCAAGGAGACGATTTTGGAGCCTGGCACGTTCGAGGGAGAGGTTTTCGAGTTCCTTCTCCGTGTCGGTTTTTGTAGCGACTTCAGCTCGCTTTGTATTTTGTCCATCGATGAGCTGTCCCAAAGCTTCGCCGGCAGCACCGAGATTTGACGAAGAACCAGCCGCGAAACTCGGAGAGAAAGAAGCGCCAGAGGAACCAAGAACAGCGAGAGGATGTAGCCCTGCAGCCTTAGCATCATCCACTTTCCAGCGGAGTCCCATTTGGGCGAACTCCTTTTGACTTTCGTAGTTTGAACGGTTAGCTTGGTCTTGCGCTTGGCGGTCTTTGTCACCGCCCCAGATGTTACCGATTGCGCCGAGGATGTTTCCGAGGTCCATGTTGTTTCACCCGTAGTTGTTGCATTTGATTCCACTGTAGGGGCCACGTTTTCCGGGCTTGACAGTGGTGCCAGCGACTTGCTTTGCATGGAGTACCTCCTTACGAATTTTACGTTGAACGCACACGGCTACGCCGGATGCTTTTTGGAAGAGAAGTTGAGGAAGAGGGTTATGTAGCGCACGAACGTGACCAGAGGGGGCCACGATAGCTTTTTTTGGGGGGGGCGCTACCACCCTAGCTGGAACACCCGAAAACCGCTTCGCGGGGCGTATAGCCTCGGGTTCCGGGTTCCAGAGTCTGCGATCAACCGGAAGATCCGGTACGCTAACGCGCACCCTCGGAGGGTTTTGCGATCGCAGAGTAGGTGACCGAGACGAGGCAGCAGGGGACCTGCTAGCGATGACTAGAGGCATCGCGCCCGATCGTCTGTAGGTCAGTTTTTTAGGTTTAGTTTTTGAGGTCATATGTGTGTCACCTAGACCAGTACACATCAAGTAGTGTACTGGTTTTTTGAGGTTTTACAACTTCCCTTCGGGAGTAGATGGTTGAGGCTTCGCCACATGCCCCTCCGGGGCATCAGGAACGGGATCGGCAGGAGCTACGCCCTGTTTATCAGGAGGAGGATTGGTTAGGAAGGGTTGTTGGACTCCGACAGCTTCCATGAGTTGAGCAGGGGTGAGGTAGGCAGCATCCGCAGCAATTTCCCATTTGGTGAGGGGGTCCATATCTTCGCCGACATCGAAGTCGTCCGATTCCTCGAAAGTTTCCACGCCGCGCTCCGCAGCTTCGCGATTGAGGATACCGATCGCCTGGCGAATTTCATCCAAAGTAGAGCCTTGACGGTTGAAGCGAACAGGACGGGCGATAGGTGTAGGGTCGAGTACTTCGTGACCTTTTTCATTGAGAGCCATGATATTTCCTTTTAGAAGATGAATGAAGAGCCAGTAGAGGCGACTTGACGACGGGCCTGAATGGAGTGATTAGCCATGATCCAAAGGACGTCTTCAGATTGAACAGCGTTAACCCGCTTGGTTGGAACAGACTTCACAAAGTCAGCATTGAGCGCCGGTTCCGACGCAAAGATACGAGCATAGTGCCAGTAGTCAAGAGTGGTGCGGAACGACCCAGCAATACCGGACTCGGAACGACGGTACTCATCGTAACGATCCTGGTAGCCAAAAGTTCCATCAGGAGTGGCGTGAGACGCATACAGTTCCTTATTCAAAATTTCTTGTTGTCCAATGTGCTGGAGTTCACGTTGCCAGAAGTCTTCTTTAATACGACGGTTCCATGTTCGAGAGAGACCTTGAGCATAGATGGTTTTGGGTTTGACAGAGACGAATGTAAAGACGTAACCGTGCTCCTCGAAGAATTTGCGGTATCGGTTCGAACGAACAGCTCCAATGCCGTGCCCCTTAAGGTTACCAACACCGAGTTCGTCGTCACCATCTGTCGTTGGCGCAGTTTGTAGGACTTCACTGAACTGGATGACTTGCTTACCGCCGCCCAGGTATTCGGGTCGTTGCAGGCGAGCGTCAGAGCTTCTAACGCCGAGGAAAGCCAAATATTCCACGTAGCGGGAACCATACCGTGCTCGGTTTTCTTCATATCGCTGGAGAGCGAAGGCTTCTCGAAGATCATTGATGGAGGCAGCTGTGGCACTGGATAAGTCGGCATAGACATTGAGCAAGCCATTACTGGCAGCAGTTCCCTTGACGTAAATTTCACGATCGGCAGAGACAGTAGAGATGGACTTCGCGAACGGATAGCTCGTAGTAGTTGTATCACCAGTCTCATAGAAATTACCCGACTGCGAGTAAGTACGATTCACAGCACCAATACCCCGAACAGGAGCGGAAGTACCGATAGGCAGCGTGATATCAGGACCCTTTTGAGCCCAGGGACGGGACGACGTGAAGTAATCCTTTTCCCAGGCTACATTTTGAAGCGTCGTATTTGTTGTCGTATCCACGCCAGACGTCGTGTCAATAGTGAGAGCAGTCTGCAAGTCTTGATCGCGATACCACTCATTCCAGATTTTTGCATATCCACGGAAAGGGAGCGCCGAGACAGACATAGAAGCAACTGAAGGTGGGCAGCCAAGATAATCTGCGAGAGAACCCACAGCAAAGCCAGCACCGGAAGAAATAGTAGGGAACTCGGACGCATCATCACCATCAGGACCTCCAGTAATAAAGTTTTCCCAATCATCCCAAACAAT